CGCCGGGCTTGACGTCAAAGTGCAATGGCTAACTGCGGATGATGACCTTGTCTCGGAAGAGTGCGAAATGAACAATCTCGAAATCAGAGAGATCGGAGATGAGTTTTCAAGCGGCGCGACCGAACCGCCACAGCATCCTAATTGCAGGTGCGTGCTTGCTCCCAGTGTCGGAGATGCCGAAGAGTAGCTGCCCCTACCAACAATCAGCCCTGCATAGTCGGGGCTTTTTTATTACGCTACTTTTAACCTGCAATAATAACCGGGGAGAAACTATGTAGTACCATGTAGTTCCCCGCATTTTCCCCCGTCACGGCATAGCGTAGAATAGAGCTGAAAGGAATTACCCTTTCAGCAAAATCTATTCTGAGTTATGCATACAATTGAAACCATAACACCCCACCAAGCAGCCCCGGCGATTCAGCAGCGGCAGCAGAAAACCCTTTCCACTGAGGGAGCGATTCAGTATTTCCAAGAAGTTTACGGTCTGAAGATTGCAAAAGCTACTCTCTACAAGAAACATTGCACCCATCCTGACACATTCCCCGGCAGGCGTTCACCCTTTGGAAAACTTGTGTTCGACCCGGTAGAGATTGATCGTTATATGGCGACCGGCAGCGCACGGGCAGCGGTTGAGACTGACGGAGGGGAAGCATGAGGCCAGACAATAAAAAGCCCCGGAGCGGGCAGCAACGGGGCAAGGACGGGTATTTATTGGGCGCGAACAATGGGCGTTGTTCACAGATCAAATATACAACATCCCCCCATAATAACAAACCTTTTGACTGGAGACAACACCCAAAGAAGTAACGATTAGAACTAACTTCTAACGTTACTTGTTACTTCTTTGCCGTCTGTAAAATTATGATTAAACTGTGTTTGATAGTTAATAGAATATCAATCAAACCACCGCGTAATTATGGAATCCACACAATTCACAAAGCCAGTAAAAAGATTCTACTCTACAACTGAGCTTGTCGCCTTCCTTTTCGAGTATGCAGGAATGAAGGTCACACCCGGCACAGTTTTTAAATGGTCGATGTCTGGGAAAATACCTTGCCAGAAAGCACCTAATGGAAGATTACTGTTTCCCGTTGATGCTGTTCAGAAATGGCTTGTCGGTAATGAAGCGAAGGAGGGTTGAGCCATAAGAGAAAAAGGAAAAGCCCCTCAGGGGCGAGCTGAGAGGCTTAACAGGGAAAGCGGACTATTCGGGCGGAACAATCACAGCCACAATATACAACACCCTTCCAGAAATCCCAAACCCTTCAGCGATGAGGGGTTTTTTATTGCCCGCACGTCAGTTCCTCAGCATAAAAAATAGACCTCCTTTTCTTGCCGCGAATTTCTATAGCCTACTAATAAACAGAGGCTATTAAAATTCAGACAAGCACTTATGAGACTATACGGAGAGATCAGCAAGACGGAAGCCCAGGACGATGGTACGCTAAAAGTTGAGGGTTTTGCATCGAGCGAAGCCGTTGATTCCGATGGCGAGATCGTAACCGCCGAGGCGATGAAGGCCGCGCTTCCCGATTACATGAAGTTTGGCGCAGTCCGCGAAATGCATCAATCCAAAGCCGCGGGGACAGCAATTGAAGCCGCAGTGCAGGCGGATGGACGCACTTACTTCAAAGCTCACATTGTTGACACCGAAGCGGTCAAGAAGGTGAATGCAGGCGTTTATAAGGGCTTTTCTATCGGTGGCAAAGTTACCAGCCGTGACGAGCTCAATAAATCCACAGTAACAGGCTTAAAGCTTGTTGAAATTTCGCTTGTCGACCGTCCAGCCAACCAGGAAGCAGTCTTTTCTTTAGCAAAGTTTGAGGACGACGAAGATCACGACCTCAAGAAATACGCAGGCGAAAGCATCCGTGATGCAGGATGTGCAATCGAAGCACTCAGCTCAATCTATTACCTATACAGCAAAGAGTTGACTGAATCGGAAGAGAACGCTGAGCAAATTTCTTCGCTAAAAACTGTCATAGACAATCTCAAGGCGTTCATTTCTTCAGAGATTCAGGAGCCAGACGACGACAGCGACGGACTAAACGTCTTTGGATACGCCGCTACTACCGACGACCTCAACAAATCAGGTGCAGAGATCAGCGCGAAAAACAAAGAAAAAATGCAGCAGATACACGACCACGCCGTAAGTATGGGCGCGTCGTGCTCATCGTCAGAGAAAGCTGAAGGAAGCGATGATGAACTGCAGAAAATACAGGGCGAAAACCTCGACCTGAAAAAGCAGTTCCAAGACCTTGACACCAAATACGCAGACCTCCAGAAATCCCTTCACAAGACAACGCTTGAACTCGAGCTCATCAAGGCAGAACCAGCTCCGGCAAAGATGTCGCTCAACGACAAGGGCGTGACGGTTACAAAAACCGAAGATGGCGGAGCAGACAGCTCGCTTGATGATAAAGTCTTTGTCAAGGACTCAAAAGGAAACATCAACGAAGCGGCCACGCTTATCAAGCTAAGCCACATGAGTGGCGGACTAACTCGGCGCTAATAATTATTTGACCTTAACCAAAACCCATTACAACCAATGAGCGCAACAACAGAAACACTCGAACTCCTCAAGGTCGCACAAGCAACCGGAGATCAGGCACTAGCAAAGTATTTCACGCAGACAGGAACTGCAACACAAGGCATACAGGCGTACAATCTTGAAGCGCCATCGAAAAAATTGTTACCGATTCTAACGCCACTCCGCAATAGGATCCCTCGTATCAATGGCGGGTTTGGTGTACAGGCGAACTGGAAAGCGATTACCAACATCAATGCGGGCAACGTCAGAGCAGGTGTCGCAGAAGGTAAAAGAGGCGGAGCGATCAACCACACGCTATCAGAATACAATGCATCGTTCAAGTCCATGGGCCTGGAGAACTATACCACTTTCGAGGCTGAAAATGCGGCTAAGTCTTTCGAGGACGTAAAGGCGCTTGCAGTGCAGTCAACCTTAAACGGCCTGATGATTCAGGAAGAGCGCGTTCTTCTTGGCGGAAACAACTCTGTAGCGCTTGGCACAACTCCAACCCCATCGCTTGCAGCCGTTACCGGCGGCGCTCTTACCGACGCATCGACATACAGGGTGATTTGTGTGGCTCTCGGCTTACAGGCTTACCTGGATGCTGTCGGCAGCAATAACGGTTCTGTTGGTCAGGTTTTCAATGCGGCATCTTCGATTGTTCCAGGGCAGATCACAAGGACGAATATCGATGGCACTACTGATACCTTCGGCGGTGGATCTGCTCAACAATCTGCTGCAGCTACACAAGCCACTTCAAGCCCGAATCTTTCTATCACTGCAACGGTAGCCGCTGTTACTGGAGCAGTAGCATATGCCTGGTTTATCGGTATTGGTGCTGGCAACGAAAAACTGAACCAGATCACTACAATCAACAGCGCGAAATTTATCGCCAACTCAAACGCCGGCGCTCAGCTTGCCTCCACACTGGCAGCATCCGACAACTCGACATCCTCGCTGGACTACGACGGACTGCTTTATCAGGCGGCAAAATCAGGATCAAACGCATACATCGCCGCGCTCGCCACAGGTACAGCAGGAACAGGATCTACGCTGACTTCAAACGGATCAGGCGGGATCATCGAGTTTGATGTTGCATTCCAATATTTCTATGACGTTTACCGACTCAGCCCAACTGTTATTTATGTATCGAGTCAGGAAAGCAGGAATATCAGCAAGAAGATCATCGCAAACGCAGGTGCTCCTTTGCTCCGCCAGATCGAAGCAGGTGGCAATGGTAATCTTTCTTCAGGATGGAGGGTAACATCGGTACTCAACACCACAACTGGTGATGAGGTCGAAATCAGAATACACCCGCACATGCCAGCAGGAACGATCCTATTCTTCACCGAAACCCTGCCTTACCCATTGAGCAACGTAGGCAACACATGCCAGGTATTGCTACGAGCCGATTACTATCAGATCGACTGGCCACTGATCACCAGGAAGCATCAGTACGGCGTGTATTGTGATGGCGTGTTGCAGCATTATGCACCATTCTCCATGGGCATAATCAGCAACATCTCAAACGGATAAGGATAAGGATAACCTTTCAGGCAAACGCCCTGTCGTGAGGCAGGGCAAAACCTTTTTATAGTTATGGTAAGCACACTAAGAATGAAAAGCCCAGGAGGATCCACAAGCGTATCCCTTGGCGGTCAGAATTATGAGGCAAACAAGAAAGGGATTATCGAGGTTCCGGCAGAGTTCGAGGACACGATGTACTCTTTCGGATTTATCACTGTTGGTAAAAATATCCCTATCGAACCCGAAGAGCCAGCCACACCGGGGCCAACAGCGGAACCAGCGCAAGCCAACGCGCCGGAAACCGCCGAGGATCCGGAAGCGGCTAAAGTTGAAGCTCCGGATGAACCTGAAATAAAATAACACGATGAGCGCTCTTGCAACCGTTGACGATGTAAAATCCTTTCTCGGCAATCAGGCAAACGTCACTGACGATGGACTAATAGACTCCCTGATAAGCGGAGAAGGTGCTTTTATTCTGTCATGGATAGGACGATCGTTTGACGCTGCGACCTATACCGACCTTTTTAGCGGAGGCGGGGGGCAAGAGCATTTACTCAAGAATTATCCGGTAAAAACAATCACAAGTGTAGTAATCGACGGCGCATCAATACCGCAAGCAGCTACAATCCAGGATCGAGGATACATGCTGTTTGATGGCCGGATTTTGCTTTTCGGTTACCAGTTTTCATGGGGACGAAGGAACTGCCAGATCATCTACACCGCAGGGCAGGACGTTCCAGCAGATGTCCAGCAAGCGTGTGTCGAACTTGTGTCCTATCGGTACAGGAGCAGAGACCGCATAGGACTGGCAAGCAAGAGTATAGCAGGAGAGACGACCGCGTATGTGACAAAAGATATGCCTGACCATGTAAAAACGCTGCTACAGCGGCACAGGAGAGTTTTCCCAGGATGATCACCGCAAAGATTACAAAAGGCGAAGACCTTGGAAAGAAGTTCAGGGACACCATACCGAACATCCAGGGCGGAGTTCAGAAAGAGATTATGCGGCTGGCACTCAAGATGACCGGTAAAGTTATGGGTAAGCTGAGTGGTGATGTTTTGAGGGTAAGGACTGGCCGGTTAAGACGATCAATCCACCCTGAATGGGATTTCAGGCAGGGTTATTCAGGTGCAACGGTCGGAACAAATGTTGAGTACGCTGCGATCCACGAGTATGGGTTCAGCGGATCGGTTCAGGTTAAATCGTTTCAGCGTGAAATGACGAAAGCCTTTGGTAAGCCGATATCACCGACACAAGTAACTGTTAGGGCGCACACAAGAAATGTCAACATGCCAGAGCGCAGTTTTCTTCGGTCAACATTGCGGGAAATGAAATCGGAAATTGAGGAAGGATTACAGAAAGCTATAGCAAAAGAACTTAAAGCGATAAAGCCGTGACAGATAACAGGATAAAAGAATACTTAAAAAATCGGTTTTCATTCAGAGGCGCGTCGATTCTCGGTGTTTTAAACACAATAACAGCGGCAATCAGTAATAGAGTCCTTGTCCGCCATGTTGACGATGAAGGGAAGACTATTCGTTTTTCAATAAAGCGCGGAACTGATTTCAGGATAATAAAATGACCCGTGAATCGATATACAGCGCTCTCTTCGCGAAACTTTCTGGCATATCAGGGCTTGTAACCGTGAGCCGGCGATTGAAGCATTATAGCGACGTATCGCCATCAGAGCAGCCGGCGATGTTTGTAACGCAGGCCGCGCAATTTGTCAAGCAAACAAAAGGACTCCCGTCACAGTATACGCTTGAGGCCAAAATCTGGGTTTACACGAACGATCCGGATCCGGGGAAAGCCCCTGCACAAGCAATCAATGACATTATGGATCAGGTAGATGCAATTCTGAAGCCGACGACACCAGCCAACAAGCAGACGCTCGGCGGACTGGTGGAACACTGCTGGATTGACGGGGAGATTATAACGGATGAAGGGACGCTCGGAGATCAGTCCGTAGCGATCTATAC